CAACCTCGCCAAGCAGAACCTCATCGACTTTATCCCTGACAGCGAAGGCAAGGTCCGTTTCCCGACCTACCTCGGCTATCAGGTGGTGAAGGACGACGGCTGCCCGGCGGTCGCTGGCACCAACCGGCCCATGTACCACACGTATCTCGTGGGCAAGAACGCCATCGGCTGGGCCGAGGTCCCGCCCGAGGTTCCGGTCGAGACCTACCGCTATCCCGCACAGGGCAATGGCGCGGGTGTCGAGGAGCTGTGGACACGCAGGCAGTTCTGCATGCACCCCTACGGCATCAAGTTCACGTCAACCTCGCTCGCTGGCCGGTCTCCGACCGACGCCGAGCTGCGGACGACGACGAATTGGGCGCGGGTCTATGCGGAACGTAAGCAGGTGCCGATTGCCTGCTTGCAGACCAACGGCTAGGCGCTGTTTACTCGCGAGTAAGGACGGGCGGCGGCCTCGGCAGTCGTCGCCCGTCCATCACCCCTGCCGAATTGCCAAGGAGCCGACATGGCAAAAAAACAACCAGACGGAACGATCTCCCTCGCGGAAGCCAATCGCTTCACGATGGATTCCAACAAGGCGACTGAGCAGCAAATGGGCGGAGCGCAACGCGCCGCGCATCGCGCCATCGACATCGCCTTCGGGCGCGGCAATGCTCGTGGTGGAGCGATTCGCGAACAGAAGCCGCTTCGTGCCAACCTTGATGAGCCGCGCGTACCGGAAGCCTGACATGGCAAGCAGCACCGAGGTCGTCGATCCGGTGGTAAAAAGACAGGCGTCACAGCCTGTCTCCATCGAACACACCCCGCCGCCCTACGGGCCGGGGACGCCGACCGGGCTGACGAACAAGCAGCAGGCCGCGCTCTACTATTCGCGCAAGCATCGCAAGATGCGTCTCGGCGTGGTGCCGGGCGGGCCTGCTTTACCGGCGGCGCTCTATCTGTCCGGTCTCAATCAGGTCACGGAAGGCGCAGCGCCCGGCACGGCAATCGGCAACCTGCAAGTCCTCAACGGCTCTGGCACCTACACCTTCACCAAGACCAATGACCCGTCTGCAAAGTTCACACTGGCCGGTGGTCTTTTGTCTACCGCTGGGGCGTGGGATTACGAGCAGGCCACGTTCTATCCGGTCGAGATAACCGCCAACAACGGCGTCGATCCTGCCATCGTGCGGACCATCAATGTCCGCATCGTCAACATCGCATCACCGCAGCTCACCAATCAGTCGGGCGCTGCAATCTCAAACACGCAGGCCAATATCCGCGTCACCACCGACACGCCAAACGGGACGCTCTACATGGTCGTCGGCACCAGCGCCCAGAAGCCGACAGCGGCACAGGTGAAAGCCGGGCAGGTTGCCACTGGCGCAGCGGCGACATTTGCTGGCAGCCTGCCGATCTCGTCGGTGGGCGAGAAGGTTATGACGGCAACCGGTCTGACACCGGCCACATCCTACTTTGCGTATTTCATGCACGAGGGCTTGCCGTCAGAGCAATCCGACGTTGCAATGGCGCAAGGCTGGACGATGCCGCCGTAGGGGGACAGATGCCGTCAGGCTTCAGCGAGACACAGATCTTCAACGCGGTCCTCGACCGGCTGTCTGAGGAATCCGTGCTGAGTACCGGCGACGAGAAGGCGGTCGCCCGCTGGCTCAATCGAAACTACCCACTCCAGCGCGACGTGCTGTTGCAGCGCCATACGTGGAATTTTGCGCAGACGCGGCGGTTGCTCGCCGCCGACACCAAGACGCCGGACTTTGAGTGGGGCTACCAGTATCTGCTTCCGGAGGATTGCCTGCGGGTGCTGCCGCTCACGATTGACGGCAAACGCAACTCGACGCCGATCCCGTACGTGGTCGAGGGCACCTACATCCTCACCAACAAGGGTGGCCCGCTTCCCGTGCGGTACATCTTCCGGCAGACCAATCCGGCCACCTTCACGCCGGTCTTTGTCGATCTTCTGATCCAGATCCTTGCCGCCAACTTTGCCTACTGGATCACCGGCAAGGCGAGCTTCGCCAAGCAACTCACTGATTTCTCGACCGGCGCGTTCCTCGAAGCGGCCCGAATCGACAGCCTCGAAGGTCTGCCCGAAGAGCCGTACGACGACGAAATCATCATGGTGAGGTAGTCCATGCCCGGACCGCTTTACCCGATCCAGCCCGTCTTTGCGCGAGGCGAGCTTTCCCCCCGTCTTTTCTCCCGCGTCGATGTTGACCATTGGAAGATGGGGCTGGCCGAGTGCGTCAACTGGCTGGTCATGAAGCAGGGCGGCCTGCGCCGCAGACCGGGGACCGAGTGGATCAACTTCGGGAAATACCCCGGCCAGAAATGCAGGCTCCAGCGTTTCGTCTTTTCCACGCTGCAAGCCTACGTGATCGAGTTTGGGGCCTACTACCTGCGGGTCTACGCCAACGGCGGCATCGTCAACCGCAACGCTGCAACCGGCATCACATTCGTTCTTCCGAATACGGTGCATTGGCCGAGCCACGGACTGGCAGCCAATTACCCCGTTATGTTCTCGACGCAGGGGACATTGCCAGCGCCGCTCGTCCCGGGCCTCACGTACTACGTGACCGGCGGAGACGCGAACGGGTTTCAGATCTCGACCGCTCCCGGCGGGTCTGTAATCACCTTCACGACCGCAGGATCCGGGGTTCATAGCGCGGTCGCGCCAGTAGAGATTGCGACCCCGTACGACATCGACCATGTCTGGAAGCTGCAATTCTCGCAGTCTGCCGACATTCTTTACATTGCCAGCCAAGACTTCGAGCCGAGGATGCTGTCGCGCTTCTCAGGCTCTACTTTCCAGCTCGTCGTCTATAGCGGATATGACGGTCCGTATTTGCCTGACAATACGACCGGCACCACAATGCAGCCGAGCGCAACGGCTGGGGATGTTACGATTTCGGCCAGCTCGGTAGTCGGCATCAACGGCAATGCTGGTTTCCAGCCGACGGACGTCAACCGCTGGATCAGCCTGCAATACTCCAGCAAGTGGTATGCGGCCCGCATTTATCAGTATCTCAATGGCGGTCAGGTCAACGCCACTGTTCACGGTCTCATCGACAACCTCGGCAACCCCGTAGGTGCATTTCCGGGTACAGACCCAACCGGCGGCTGGAAACTTGGCGCGTGGTCCGAGGTCACAGGCTGGCCCGGATCGGTCACGTTCTTCCAGCAGCGCCTCGTGTGGGGCCGCACCGACACCCAGCCGCAGACCGTGTGGATGAGCAAGGCGGGCGTCCTCGACAATTTCTCGACCACAGTGCCAGCGCAGGAAGACGACGCCCTCACGCTCACGATCCTTGCGGGCGAGGTCAACGCTATCTCGTGGATGGCGGAAGGTGCGGATCTGATGATCGGCACCTCGGGCGCAATGCGGACCATTGGTGCCGCCGACAGCTCCAAGAATTTCGGGCCGACAAACTTCCAGCAAAAGCGCCAATCAACCTTCGGATCGCTCGATCTCCAGCCGGTGCAGGTGGGCGAGGTCGCGATCTACCCGGGGTTCTTTGGTCTTTCCCTGCGCGAGTACCTGTTCTCGTTTCAGGTCAACGGCTACATCTCGCCGGAGCTGACCATCCTGTCCGAACACATGCTGCGCTCCGGCATCAAGCAGTTTGCCTTCGCGCAGGACCGCGACTCGATCATCTGGAACGCGATGGGCAACGGCGAGCTGGTCGGCGTCACCTACGATAGAGACCAGCAAATCGTGGCCTGCACCCGCCATCGCATCGGCGGCCATGTGGTGGGCGTCACCAATCCGGACGATCCGTCAGATCCGAACACACCATTCGCTATCGTCGAGAGCGTCACCACCATTCCCGGCACCGACCGCCACGAGGTCTGGTTGTCAGTGCGCCGCACCATCAATGGTCTTGATGTCCGTCACATCGAGCGGCTGACCGTGACGTTCGAGGGCATGCAGAAAGAAGACGCGGTCTTTGTTGATGCCAGCTACAGCTACGCTGGCGCTGAGGCGGCAACCATCACTGGCGCGAACTGGATTGCTGGTGAGGCCGTGTCCATCCTTGCGGACGGAGCCGTGTCTCCGGAGCAGACCCTTGATGCCAGCGGGTCTTTTACGCTCGCCAACGAAGAGACCGCCAAGAAGATCACGTTTGGCCTCAACTACCTGTCGCGGGCAAAGACGCTGCCGATTGCGCAGGGGCAACCCGACGGCACCGGTATCGGGCGGCGTAAGAACATCATCACGGCAAATATCGACGTGATGGAGACCGGCTATCTGGAGGCAGGGTCTCCGTCGGCCCGCGAGCTTCAGGTCAAGGTCGGCCTGCGCGGCGTGAACGACGCGATGGATTCATCGCCCCCGCTGCACAATGGTATCTTCTCCTACCGATTCGACCGGTCTTGGCGGGACAATGGTCAAGTCGTCATGCAAAGTGATAAACCCTTGCCAGCGACGATCCGTTCGATCACCCCGGTCTTTGACGCAGAGCCATAAGGACCCCAACCGTGTGCATGATGGCCTTGGGCATTATCGGTGGAGTGGTGGGTGCCATCGGGTCGATTGTGTCCGCGCAGGCCAGCGCCAGCGCCACCAACGCGCAAGCCGCCGCCTATGAGCGGCAGGCCGCGCTGGAAAGACAGCAGGCGGCCTTTAACGCAAGCCAGCAGCAGGATAAGGCGGTTTCGCTGATTTCCAAGCAGCGTACCGCGATGCTGGCTTCCGGCGTGTCTCTTTCAGGAACCCCGACCGACGTCCTCATCGACACGACAAATCAGACCGACCTCGACGTTCAGGCCATCAAATACAATGGCGAGATAAAGGCGCAGAACTTTGAGGCTCAGGCAGGAGCCTTGAGAGCGAAGGCCAGCGCCCAGCAAACGGCTGGCGCGTTTGGCGCTATCTCGCCGCTCATCAAGGGCTTCGGCGGATTGAGTAGCGGCGGCGGCGACTTTAGCTTCGGCGGCTCGTCCAACATAGACGAAGGCTGACATGTCGATCCGGATTCCCACCTACGAGCGGCACGTCCAGCTCGACTCCGGGGCGCAGACAATCCCGCGATACAAGGCTTCCGACGAGATCGGAAGGGCGCTGTCCGGCGCTGGCAATTCCATTATTGCGCTCGGGGCGCACCTACAAAAGAAGCAAGAACAATTCGATACGATGCAGTTCAATCAACGCATGCTCCGCGCCAAGCAGGATGCGGATCTTGCGTTCTTTGAGGAGCAGCAAAAGTACGACCCGCACGTTGACCCGCCCGGAGCATTTCACGACCGGGTGCAAAGTCGCGTCAACGAAATCTACAAGAACGTCTATTCGACCGTTCCCGATCACCTGAAGCCGACGGCGCAGGCGCACATCGCGACGGCAACCAACCACTACAGCGACACCGCCGCCAAGAATGAAACTCAGTCCATCGTCTCGGCAGCACAAGGCGATCTCGACAAAATAGTCGCGGGCTACAAGCTGTCAGCAAAGGGCAATCCGGATTCGGCAAAAGACGCCATCGTGTCGATGCGCCAGTCCGTCGATCAGATGAAGGGCAGCTTCAGCGACGGCCAGAGACGGGCGCTGTCGCGGCAGTATGAAGACCAGATCGCGGAAGAGGCGGTCAAAGGCTATCAGGATCTCAAGCAGTTCGACGCCGCCAAGTCTTTCGCAACCGAATATGCAAAGCAGCGCGATCAGTTTTACGGACCGGGGCGCGTCGGTCCGCAAAGCGATGCCGGAGACAAGCTTGGTGAGGGTGGCGCTCACGGATATGCGCGTGGCGGCACTCAGGTCGAGCCGTGGCTGGTGGATACGGTGCGGCAGGCGGCCAAGACACTGCCCGATGGATACCGCGCCGAGGTGATCTCGACGGTTGATTCGCGCTCGACCGGAACGCCGTGGCATCCGTCAGGCCGCGCCATCGACATCCAGATCTACGACGACAAGGGCAACAAGGTCCCGAACCTCGGGCCGCCAAGCAGGCCGGGCTGGGACGTCTACGAGAATATGGCGGCTGCTGCGAAGGCGTACGCGCAGGACAAATATAACAAGGTCATGACGTGGGGCGGTCACTTTAATACCGGCACCGCGTTCGACCGCATGCATTTCCAGAGCGGCGGGCAATCGGCGCGGAATTTCTCGCCGCAGAAGCTTGAAGAGGGCCGCAACGCCATCAACGACGCGCTCACGACCGGCGGCACCAAGACGGTTACAGACCCCGCCACCGGTAAAAAGACCAAGTCGTCAGATCTCACTCCGGAGACCCCAATCCCCGACCGGCTGAACGCCGGGGTGGTCGATGAGCAGGGCAACAAGATCGTCGTCGATCCCAAGACCGGGAAGATGATGAAGCAGTCCGATCTGGAGCAGCCACCGGTCAAGGTTGCTTCGGCTGCCGTCGGCGGCATCAGCGATGCGCCGCCGCCCGAGGCAAAGGCTCCA